GATGACCTCGACTTTCTTTGCCATCAGTGCGTCGCTGGGGTCATTTGGTTGCGTCCCACATCGCGAGGACCTCGTCGATTGTCACGTTGTTCGCGATTAGGTCGTTGCGTTGGATGTGGAAGTGGTGGGCCATCCACGGTCCCCACATCAGACCGGGGTCAGCACAGATCCGTCGTGCTCCTCGCCGCTCGTCTGGCTCGTCTGGGATGGCGAGGGCGAGGATTCTCCGGATGGAGAATCGGAGGTGTCGGGCGACGGCTCCTTCTGTCCGCCCGGCGTAGGGGTTTCCGCAGAGTCTCCCGCGATGGTGTGGATCTCGGAGATGTCGTCGACTGCCATCACCATCTGGTAGATGCGTTCCACCGACCAGTCCGGGTGGCGGGCCCGGATTGACGTCGCCAATAGGCCGAGCAGGATGCTGGGACGGTTTTCGGAGGCCATCGCTGCCTGTTGGAACTCGTCGATCGGCAGGGCGGTGATGCGCTCGACGAGGATGAGGTCTTTGGCGCCAGCGGTGAAGCTGACTGGGTAGAACTGGCCGTCGTAGTCGAACCCTGACTCGGTCATCCCGGTGTGTTCCTTTCGCTAGATGAACGCTCGATCGATGCGGTCGAGCGCGTGTTCCATCTCCGCCTCAAACGCCGCCTGCTTCGCCGCGCGGGCCGGCAGCAGCCCTTTGGTCATCTGCAGCGCCCCGTAGTCGGGCCGGCGGCCGGTCGTCTTGCGGAGCGACTGGCGGACAGACACGGCCGTCTGGCGGACGCTGACCTTGAACCCGGCGGCTGTCTTGGTGCTGTAGCCGTCGAAGCGTTGGGCAGCGTCCGCCCTAACGGTGTCGCCTGCGTCCTTCAACGCCCGGCGGACTTCGATCCTTGATGACCGCTCGGCTGTCTTGCACGCGACCAACAGTTCGCGCATTCCGACGACCTTCAGGACGTCGCCCATGCTAGGCGGTGGCCCACGCCCAGACGGCACCCGACGCCGGCCGCAGGACGACCTGGATCTCAGCGCGTGCGTTCAGCTGGGCGTTGAGGCCGTCGTACTCGTACATCTGCGCCGAGCCGCCGTACCACGGGTTCGTCGAGGAGCGCGCACCCGAGGTCGGGCGAACCTCGACGGCGAACACGGTGTTGTTGGTGTAGAGCGGGTTGAGCAGCGCGTGGATCGCCGTCGACCCGAAGTCCTGCAGCACGCCGAGCGTGATCGACTGGTCGCGCGAGCCGGGAACGAACTCCTTCGACCCGGTCGGATTGAATCCCGACACGTCGATCTGCTCCTTCGCGTCGGGCAGGTCGACGCTGAAGCAGTAGTCGGAGATGTTCTGGCCGTTCAGAAGGACGTAGACGTCAGTGGCGGCGAACTTGGCCATCTGTTAGCTCCTTTCGGGAACGTCGAAGTGCCCCGGAAGGGGCTGGTGTTTGTGGTGCATGACGTGTCCCGGTTAGAGCTCGATCTCGACGTGCCAGGTCGTGCCGAGCACTTCTGTGCCGTTGTCTAGCGTGAGGATCTGGGTTCCGTCGTTCGCTGAGACGTGAAGGTCGCTTACCTTTCCGCCGAGCGTTTTGTCTGACTCGATGGCGGCCCAGACGTCCTGGTCTCCGCCAGGTAGGAGCCATGCGTCGAGTTTCCGTTCGGCGGCGGAGTTGAGTGTTTTCCCCGCGAGGCCTTGGATGAGGAGCTCAAGCGACCAGGATCCCATTGCTATCCGTTCGATGTTTCCTCCGAAGCCGGCGACGACGAGCGCTGGCGGCGTCGCGTTTCCTGTCCGGTATGCCGCTTTTTGGCATCCGGTGATTGTCGCTAGGTTGGCTACGAGGCCTGCCCTGATGTCGCCCATGTTGACGCTCACGCGATCATCCTCGGGGTTGATGCGCCGAGATTGTCGAGCAGGAATGCGACGTCGGGGTCGATCTTTCCGAGCCTGGCGGCTGCGACTGCGTCTCCGACGATCGTGAGGAGACCGTAGGGGGTTTCGCGTGCGCGTTTGACGTAGCGGGTGGCGAGGATCGTGGCGGACTGGGTGACCTGCGGCGGGGCGGTTGCCCAGCCGAACGACCCCTCGATCTTCAGCGATCGCTGCCAGCCTGGGAAGCGTCGGCCTGACTGGCGGCGAAGTGTGAGCTGATCCCAGGGCCTGCTCAGGTTGGCGGCGTCGGGAGGGTCGAGGAAGAAATCGGTGTCACGCGCCCACGTTGTCTCATAGATGCCGTCGCCGTCGGTGTCGACGGTTACGGTGATGGCGGTTGAGCCGTTGAGGTCGTGGATGCGGACGGTGTTCCGCCACGGGTCAGGGCTGTAGATGTTCGTCTCGAAGGTGGGGTAGAAGCGGGTGTTTTTGTAGGCGTCGATGGCCTGGGATGCGCCGCTGATTGCGGTGGCGATGTCGGCGTCAGCGTAGGTTTCGCTGTCCAGTTCGAGTGTGGTCTTGAGGCTGGCGGCGGTGATGTAGTCGGTCATGCCGCAACTGCCTCCTTCATCGCTTGGCGGGCCCGTGTTGCGTATCGCTGGTAGTTCGCACGACTGGCAGCGGCCACGTTTGGCTGTGTGCCGGGTCCGGCGGTTGCGTTTGCGAGATGCACGAGGCCGACATCGGCTTGGCGAAGCGTCATCCCCTGGAGGCGCGCTCGTAGGCACAGGTCGTTGTCGCCGTAGTAGGACGGCTCGTCGAAGGATTCGTCGAAACCATCTAGGGCAAGAAGGTCGTCCCGCATGCCGGCAAGGCACCATCCGTCGAGGTACGGGAAGTCGACTCCGTCGACGGCGGCGTGGCGGCCGTTTCGCAGCTGTGCTCCCACCAGGACGCCCGGCTCGAGCGCACTCTTAAGCTCTACCGACCAGTCTGGGCGAGTTGGCCTGATGTCGTTGTTCAGGAACAGCACAGCGTCGGTGCGAGCGAGGCTCAGGCCGAGGTTCGATGCTGCCGCGAACCCAATGTTGCGGTCGCTTCGCACACCGTTCGCCAACGGCGGGCTAGAGCCGTTGTCGACTACGAGCACCTCGAAGTCGCAGCAGCGCATGGCGGCCCAGTAGCCTCGCTCGAGTTCGCGGTGGTTCAACCACGGCGTGACGACGGTGACGGTCACGCTGCTGCCTTCGCGCGAAGCGACCGGCACCGAACCATGACCTCTGCGCGCGGGCCGGTGTACCAGCCTGGCGTGGTTGACACACGGCCTTCGGCGAAGCCGTGCGGGAGGTTCTCGTGGCCGTGATAGATCACCTTCACCTGTTCTGTGAGGAGGGCGAAGACGGCGTCACAGGTCTGGTGGGTGAACATGCGGTCTCGCGGGAACGACGACTCGTACAAGGCGAACGCCCGCTCAGGCAAGTCACGGTCGAAGATTGAGCCGACGGACGGCCAGGGGATGTCCCACGGCTCTGCGTAGTTGACGGTCAGTACCCCGGGTTCGTAGGAGCGAAGTATCTCGGGCCAACAGGTGACGATGACGTCGTCGTCTTGGCTGACGATCACGTCGTGGCGGGCTTCGGCGATCGCGGCGTAGCGGCCGTAGATCCCCAGGTCGTCCCGCTTTGCGTTGTTCCAGACGACGACATCATCGAACGGGAGCGATTCGAGGACTGGGGTGAGATCGACATCGCCGCGTGTGGGGATGACACAGGAGACTTTCTTCACGCGGCTGTCCTCGAAGCCTCATACCACGCATTCCACATCGGGTCGACGCCGATCGGGTGGGCGGGATTGCCAACGACTGTGACGCCGTCCGGTACGTCTTTGACGACGACGGCTCCTGCCCCGACGCGGGCTCCGGCGCCGACCTTGATCCGTGGACGGATCGTGGCATTCAACCCCACCTTGACGCCCTGGCCCAGCTCCACCCAGCCACCGAGAACCGCACCTGATGCCACTTCGCAGTCGTCGCCGATGTCGCAGTCGTGCGCGATGTGCGCCTTCGTCATCAGTAGGACGTTGTCTCCGATCCTGGTGGGCCGGGCGGTGCCGGCGTCAATCGTGACGAATGCGTTGATCCGGCAGCCGTGGCCGATTACAGGCTGGAACACGGGCAGCCCTGCTGCGTGATCTCGGTGTTCGGGCCAGCCGCCGATCAAGGCGAGCGGCGAAATCACCGACGGGCAGATGCATTCGCGCCCTTCGTGGCTGGGGCAGTTCAGCTCGTGCAGGAGAGCGCTCACGCGGCCACCTGGAAACTCTTGTTGCCGCTGTGCTGGCGGTACACCCAGCAGGGATGATCGACACGCACGAACCTCGCGTCCTGGCTGACGGCCTTGATCCACATGTCCCGGTCCTCCTCACGCCTGAGCGTTTCGTCGTATCCTCCGAGCTTCCGCCACAGCGACGTCCTGATCAGCGCGGTCGATGGGATCGCCGGGGGCGCCTGGAAGAACCACCAGCGGTCTTCGTTGCCGGTCACGAGCGGCGGCGAGTAGACGACGTCCGCATCGACGGCATGCGCAAGAAGGCTGGAGAGCCCTCCGGGAAGCAGAAGGTCGTCGTCTGCGAGGGGAAGGAGCCAGTCTCCCTGGGCGCGGGCGGCGAGCCGGTTGATGACCTTTGAGCAGCCTTCGCGGGCCGTGTCGATCTCGATCAGATGCTCGAATCCGTGGAAGAGTTGGCTGCTGATAGAGGCTGCGCATTCGGCGAGCATGTCGGCGCGCTCCGGAACGCTGGGTGTGAGGATGGAGACCGTCGGGATCATGCGGTCACTACCGATCCGATCCAGGGACGGACGACCTCGGAGACGAGTTCGAAGCTCTTCGCCCCGGTAACCCGGGCGAGGATCATGGGGAACGTCTCTTGGAGGCCGTTGCCGCAGACGTTCTGAACGTGTGTGTGTAGGTGGTCGCCTTCGCCTTCGCAGTGAACGCGCAGTCCGAAGGGGCGGCGATGGTCGTTGTATCGCTGGTCGGCGACCCACCAGTCTGCGTCCGCGAACGCCTCGAGCGCTTCGTCCGAGATCACCCAGCCGGGGGCCTTCGCGCCTCGTAGCCAGCGCGGCGACCGGGCCTGCATCCGGTAGATGAACTCCCAGGTTTGCTCGTAGGTCCAGTCGCGCCACTCGCCCCCGTCAGCGGGCGGATCGCCGTGGTTGTCGCCGTGCGGGACGACTTCGATCCATGCCGGCAGAGACTCGATGTAGCCGTCGCTGCAGAGTCCGGGGATCGCGAATGCCGTCATCCGGAAAAGGGAGTTCGCGTCCTTCAGGAGCCGCAACAAGTCGAGGCGGTCGTGGCCCTCGTAAAGATCGTCGGTGTCGAAGATCACTTCCGCTTGCCTTTCGGGCGTTTGCCGACCAGTTGGACGGGAACGGCGATACCTGCGTTGGCAAGGCTGAGAGGCATCAGAGGACCGCCATCTCGGATCGCTTGCGAGTGAAGTAATCCGGCCACCGACGCTCTTGCCCTGCGGTGCCCTCGTAGTGCCACGCCTCGAGCCGCTTGACGTAGCCGCATGTGCCGCCCCGTCGCCGCCACCATGCGCACACCTCAACGTCATCGACGCCCCAGGGTGGGTTCGTTTCGCTGTAGCGGAACTCGTCGTACAACCATGACGGCGCGGCCAGGAAGATGCCGCCGATCTGGGGGATATCGAGGATGATCTCGTCGCCGATTCGGAGTTCGCGGGTCGCTTGCGGCGGCTGGTTGAGGCCGAGGATCCGCGGCGAGAGCAGACAACCGCCGGCGACGGCGAGATCGCACACGTCGCGGAGGGTGTTCGGCTGGACGAGTTCGCAGTCGTTGTCGATCTTCACGATGACGTCGTAGTCGTCGAGGTCGAACTCGTCGAGCAGAGTATTTAGGCCGCGGCTGATGCCGAGGTTGGCCGGGAGCAGTGCCAGCGCGTGCGGGTCGTATTCGTCACGCAGCCATTCGGGGGTTCCGTCTGTGCTGCCCTGGTCGAGGACGAAGTGGTCGAAGTCGCAGCCGGCGTTCTCGTGGAGCTGCGCGAAGCAGTGGCGGGTGTAGTCGAGCCGGTCGCGCGTGAGGGTGAGGACGGCGACCCGCATTAGGGTCTCCCGTGCGGCACGAACATCGCGGCCCGCTTCCCGTCGCAGAAGCTCGCCGTGTCGGGGTGACTTCCCACCCAGTGGGGTTCGTGCTTGGCCGGGTTGCCGCACCACATGCGCGTTACCTCGTCGCCAGGACGGGTGAGGCCGTCGAAAGGCACGTACTGGGCGGCCTGCGCTCTCGTCACGAGGCTACCTTCATCTTGCGGCGCATCTCACGATTCAATGGCCTGAGGGGCTGGACCTCTTTCGGCGCCCAAAGCTGGTCGAGGGCCGGAAGCCAGTGGTCTTGGAGCACCCTGTCCGCGTCGTACTGGGCGGCGAACTCGACCGCCTGGGTTCGCAACTCATCGTCGCCTCGAGCGTGGTAGGCGGCCTCGAGCGCCACCACGATCTCGCCGACGTCGGGCGCCATGAAGAACGCTTCCTGCTTCGGGTCGTCCCACAACCGGCCACCAACTGTCCATCCGGCCCCGCACAGCTCAGGCATCGCAGTCCAGTCGGTCACGATCACCGGGGTTCCGCACGCCTGCGCTTCAAGCACCGGCACACCGAACCCTTCGCCGTAGGACGGGTTGAGGAGAACATCGAAGCTGTTGTAGAGGCCCGCCATCACCCCGGCCGGGATGCCGTTTTCCATCATCACCTGGTCGGTGACGCGCACCTTGTCGTCGGGGATCTCGAAACGGGCGGCGAGTCGGTGCAGGTCGATGCCGTTCCGGAACCCGCTCGTCTCGCTATGCAGGTACAGGCAGGCGTCGGTGTGGTCTTGCAGGAACTCTGAGAATGCCATGAACGACTCGCTGAACGCTTTCCGTGGCGGGGCGACGCCTTGGTTGTTCGCGACGATGCCGACGACGAACGCGTCTTCCGGGAACCCGAAGAGGCTGCGGATTTCCGTTCGGTTCATCGGTTTGAACATGGCCGTGTCGACGCCGTGCGGGACGTACAGCGGGTCGAAGCCGGCGGCGCGGAGCTCGTCGTGGCCGAACCTGGACATCGCGATCGGTGTTGCTTCTGTGGCGTGGAAGAAGTCGGTGACGATCGACGGGGCCGGCTTGTGGTCGATCGGCACCCAGCAGGCCAGCGGGCCCTGTTCGGCGATCGCCCGGAACAGCCTTCGGTCGAGCGGCCAAACGTCCATGAGGGTGATGACGGTGCATGGCTCGCCCTGCCCGTGGTGGATGGCCCATTGGAGGGCGGTGCGGTTCCAGTCCTCGCCGGGGTAGACGTGGAGGCCGTCCCATTTGATCGCGCGGCCTTCGAGGCCGAACCCGGTTGAGATGGCAAGGTCGATGCCGTCTTGGGCGGCGAGCCTGCTCGTGAACAGGGAGGTTTGGACGCCGTAGCCGGTGGGGCACCACGGTGCGACGGAATGCCAGAGGAGCTTGCGGGTCACGGCTGCTGCGACTCGTCGACGTCTTCGATCAGGTCGAATAGGTGCCCGCACCGGTCGAGGATCTCGTCGCCCTCGTACACCCTTGTGCGGCCGGCGTGGAACTGCTTGTCGATCCCGTTCACGTTCGCGACGAACGACTCGTTCGCGATGAACACCTGGCCCGTCAAACGGTTGACTCGCCTTGTTCTCGGCATGAGGTTGGTTCCTTTCGTTGTCCCGGAGGGGTGCGGCCGGGCCCCGGGACCGGACCCGGCCGCGCTACCGCTCGTGGTGGCTCCGCCTTAGAGCACCTTGAGCGACTGGAACGCAGAGTTCGCCCCGAGCGTGGGGGAGAGCACCTGCGAGGACGTGCGCCAGTACGCGTACAGGCCGCGCTGACCTGTGGGGTACCGGTTCGCGCTGCCGAACAGGTGGGGGATGAACTCGACGTTCATGCCGACCCGGTCGACGATGGCGAAGTAGTTGAAGTCGCCGATCGTCAGGATCGTGCTCCCGGACGTGGTCGGGGTCGAGTCGAAGCTCGACCACTCATACGCCGGGTAGCCGATCAGCTCAGCGGGCAGTGCGCCCTGGAGCTGCACCCAGATGTTGACGCCGTTCGACGCGAACTGCCGCACCTTCTGGAACGTCGCCTTGTTCCCGACGATCGACGCGTTCGGCCGATAACGCGGGGACAGGGCGAGCTCGAGGTTGAACAGGTCGGCGACCGCGAACACCGCGGTCGTCGCCGTCGAGGTGACGGCCGTGGCGCCACCGGCGGCGATCAGCCCCTGCGGCTCGTGCGAGGAATGGCCGAGGCCCTTGAGGAACTTCGCCGACTCCAGCTGATTCTTGGCGTCTGCGAAGCAGAGCGCCATGTCCTGCTGGAAGCCAGCCCAGTCCTCGGTGATCTCGATCGAGGCCGGCACGAACGCGAACGCCTTCTCGATGTTGACGGTCGGCTGTGCGAGCGTCGGGGCGTTGTCCGAGGCCTCCGTCGCCTCGGCGTTGAACCCGGCGACGATGCCGGTCGTGTTGATGAACTCGACCGTGTTCACGTTCGTCTGCCGCACACGGGCGAGAGCCCTGACGGGGTTCACGACACCGGCGTTCGTGAGGAGCAGCGTGGTGTCGAGCTCGACTGGGACGGCGAAGCCGCCGGCCGTGGTCGTCAGGGACGCGGTCCGCTCCATCTCAGGGCCGACGACACGGCCCTGCGTCCGCACGAACGTCTGGAACTCCTTGCCGTACTTCTTCGACGACGTCGCGATGAACCGAAGGGCAACCTCACGGTCAAGCCCCACGAGCCGTTCCGCGTCGGCCTGGCAGTCCTCCCGGTTGGTGCCCGGAAGCGCCGACCGGTACCTCTCGTCGATGACCTTGAGCGCACCGTCGCGGTAGGCCTGCTCGAGATCCTCGAGGCTCGACGCACGGTTGCGGTACTCCTCGAGCGCCGTGGGGTCGTCCGGGACGGCGGACGGACGCTTGACCTGGAATGAGAACTGCTCCTCGCTCTCGGTGCGCGTGCGATCACCGGCGAGCGCCTCGAGCCGCGAGCGGCGGGCCTCGAGCTCATCGATCG